TTTTCATTCCAGCCGCTTAGAAAGTAAACCAGAAATGCAATTCCAGAAAGGCCAAAGCGGACGCCAACGTTATTCTTGACACGCTGTTTTTTGACGACCACGCCGCAAAGGTATAGGAGAAAATCCACAGTTGGAATTGCGCCCGCCGGGAATCCGCGCGGGCGCTTTGCGTTTCAACCGATTGGATGCATCGCCCGACGGGTGTCCGGACCAATGGTTCGAGACGCGGCGCTGCACGCCGCTCCTCACCATGAGGCCTTCGAGACCCCCGCCACCGGGCGCAGGCACGCGCCACGCACCGTAAAAACAGAGCCCCTTCGCCCATGCCCAAAATGTCGTTGTCCGATCTCAAGGCCATGCTGGCGTCCGAGCGCGCGGACGCGCTCGCGGCGGTCTCAGCTTCGAAGCTGTCGAGCGAGCGCGCCGACGCGATGGATTATTACCTCGGCGACATGACGCACGACATGCCGTCGCCCGAGGGTCGCTCGCGCGCCGTGTCGACCGACGTCGCCGATACCATCGAGGGCCTGATGCCGTCGCTGATGGAGATCTTTTGCGGCGGTGACGAAGTGGTGCGCTTCGACCCGGTCGGCCCAGAGGACGTCGGCGCCGCCGAGCAGGAAACAGATTACGTCAACCATGTCTTCATGCAGGCAAACCCGGGATTCCTGATCCTCTATTCCTTCGTCAAGGACGCGCTTCTTTCCAAGGTGGGCGTCGTCAAGGTGTGGTGGGAAGAGCGCACGCGCGAGGAGCGCGAGACCTATTACGATCTGCCCGACGACGGCTACGCGATCCTGGCGGCCGACCCGGATATCGAGATCGTGGCGCACAGCGCGCGCCCGGCGGTCGCTTCGTCCGAAGGCGACGAGAGTCTCGAAGGCGCGCCGCTGCTGCATGACGTCGAATGCGTGCGCGCCAGGAGCGCCGCCGGCGTCAAGATCGAGCCGGTGCCGCCGGAGGAGTTCGGCATCAGCCGCAACGCGCGCTCGCTGCGCGAATGCGATTATGCGTTCCACAAGGTTTTGCTCACGCCCGCCAAGCTGATCGCGCAGGGCTACGACAAGGCGCAGATCGACGCACTGCCGACTTATTCCAATATCACCAATACCGAGGAAGTGCAGCGCGACACGGTCAATGAGTACCAATACAACGGAGACGAGAATAACAAGGCGGCGCGGCGCATCGAGGTCACCGAGCATTATGTGCGGATGGATTACGAGGGCGACGGCAAGGCGGGCCTCTATCAGGTGACCAGTGGCGGCAGCCAGGGCGACATCCTGACCAGGGACGGCAAGCCCGACATCCGCCCCATCGACGAGATCCCGTTCGCCGCCATGACGCCGGTAATCGTGACGCACCGTTTCTTCGGACGCTCGATCGCCGACCTGGTGATGGACATCCAGCGCATCAAGACGGCCTTGTTGCGCAGCATGCTGGACAACGCCTATCTCGCCAACAACCCGCGGGTCGAGGTGGCCGAGCAGTTCGCCTCGCCCGAGACGCTCGACGATCTCCTGGTGTCGCGACCCGGCGGCATCGTGCGCACCCGGCAGCCCGGCGGCCTCAACTGGCAGCAGGTTCCGAGCATCGCCGCCCAGGTGTTTCCGATCATGGAATATATGGACGCCACGCGCGAATTCCGCACCGGCGTCACCCGCCAGGGGCAGGGCATCGATGCCAACAGCCTGCTGAACCAGAGCGCGACCGCGGTCAACCAGGTGTTCACCGCCGCGCAGGCCCGCATGCGGCTGATCGCGCGCATCTTTGCCGAAACCGGCATCCGCGATCTTTTCCGGCTGGTCCACGCCACCATCCGCAAGCACGGCGATCAGGCGCAGACCTTCAGGCTCCGCAATCAATGGGCGACCGTCGATCCGCGCGAATGGAAGACCCGCAACGACATGACGGTGCATGTCGGGCTCGGCACCGGGGGCAAGAGCGAGCAACTCGCGCACATCATGTCCATCATCGGTTTGCAGCGGGAAGCCCTGGTGGCCGGCAAGAGCAACCTGGTCACCGACCAGAATCTCTACAACGCCGCCAGGCAGGCGACCCGGCTCGTCGGCCTGCCCAACGTCGACCAGTTCTTCACCGACCCGACGACGCAACCCGCCCCGCAGGCGCGCTCCGACCCCGAAATGATCAAGGCCCAGACCCATGCGGCGCAGTCGCAGCGGCAGATGCAGCTCACCGCCGCGAAACAGCAGGCCGATACCCAGCATGAGGCCGCCAGGATGCAGGCCGATGCCGCGCTCGCGCAGCAGAAATTCGAGCACCAGCAGCGCATGGCGTTGCTCGAGCACGACCTCAAGCTGCGCGAGCACACCATGATGATGGCGGCCCGCGCCACCGAGCTCGCCGCGCAGCCGGGGCCGGACGGGCAGCCGCGCGCGGTCGATCTCGAGAAGATCCTGGGCGCGCTCGCGCAAGCCAGCGCGCAAATTCATGCGCCGCCCCCCGCCCCGAAGGGCATGCGGGTCGTGCGCGACGCGGCCGGGCGCGTCTCGCATGTCGAGCCGTTTGGCTGAGACGGGTCGTCACGAAATCCGGCTCGTCATGCCCGCACCCGGATCAGCGCATCGATCTCGGGTTTACCCGAGATCGGCAATCTATGAATGCGCAAGTCGGCTACAGCCGACTTGCGTGCGCTAACCGAGTGCAGGCTCCAGCGGGCATCCACTACTCCGTTTCGGTGCCGTAAGGGCGGACGCCACAGACGTCGGCGTTTACTGGATTGTCCGCTGTCGCGCGCAATGACGATCAATGTTGAGTCCGATAGGAAGGAATAAAGCATGGCCTCATTCAATAAGTTCAACGCCTTCGTGGCCGATGTCGCCAACAAGGTGCATAACCTCGGCGCCGATACCCTCAAGGTGATGCTGACCAACACCGCGCCGGTCGGCACCAACGCGGTCAAGACCGACATCACCGAGATCACGGCCGGCAACGGCTATGCGGCCGGCGGCACGCAGGCCACGCTGGTGTCGTCGTTGCAGACCGGCGGCACTTACGCGCTCAAGCTCAACAACGTGACCTACACGGCCTCCGCCGGCTCGATCGGGCCCTTCCGCTATTGCGTGCTCTATAACGCGACCGCCGCGAGCCTCAACCTGATCGGCTGGTACGACTACGGGACCAACCTGACGGTTACGGCGGGCAACAGCTTCCAGGTCCAGTTCGACGCCACCAACGGCGTATTGCAGTTGGCATAAATGGTCGGCTTCCTCGACGTTTGCAAATTCACGGCGGCCTCAAACGGCACCGGAGACTTCGTCGTCTCCGCCGCCGTCACCGGCTATCAGACGCCGGCGGGCGCGGGCGCCATCAATGGGACGGTCTATCGTTATCGCGCGGAAAGCGCCGATCTGACCCAATGGGAGGTGGGGTACGGGGCCTATACGTCGGGCAGCGTTACGCTGGCGCGCTCGACGGTCCTGTTCAATTCGTCGGGCACCACGGCGAAGATCAGCTTCACGGTCGCTCCCAGCGTCGGGGTCGTCCTGCTCGCCGAGGACGTTGTCGACCAAAGTAACTCACCGTCATTTCGCAATCGCATCATCAACCCGACATTCGCTGTCGATCAGCGCTATCTCGGTGTCTCAACGGTTATTGCCGACAACGCCTATTGGGCGGACCGCTGGCGGGCACTGTGCGAGACCTCGGGAAACACGATCTGCACTGCGAGACAAAACAGCATCAGTGGCAACCGGTTCAGCGGCGCATATACGTTCACCGGCAGCACCGATAAAGGAGGCGTTTTCCAGGTTATCGAGGGCATCAACTGTAAGGACCTGCGGAGCGCGCAAGTCACGCTCTCGGCGGTTCTCTTGGTCTCTAATGCGCGTCTTGGCAATATCAAGATGGGCATCCTGGAGTGGACATCGACCGAGGACAACACGGCCGCCGATCCAGTGTCGTCTTGGGGTGCTGATGGCGTCACGCCGACTCTTGCCGCCGGCTGGGCATTCCTGAACACGCCCGCAAATCTCGGTGTGACGACGACGTCTGCAAGATACAGTGTCACGGCCACGCTCGGAGCATCGGCGACTAACCTAGCGGTGATGATCTGGAACGACGACAAGTCGTACACCGCCAATGACTTTTTTGTTTTTACCGATGTCGCGCTGGAGCCGGGTGGCGTGGCGACCGCCATCGAGCGCCGGCCGATCGCTCACGAAAACATGCTGTGCGGCCGCTATTTCCGGATGATCGGAGGGAACA